TGGGATATGGTATGCCGACAGAGGGAATTGGCATGCAGGCGCCTCAGATGCCACAGGAAGCCCCAATGCAGCAGCCGATGCAGCAGCCGATACAGGGTATGCCAGCCATGGGAGCAGAAGCTCCTATGATGGCCATGGGAGGACATCTATATCCCGATGGAGGAAAACCCAAAGCAGGAACTATCAGTTTTAGGAACGGTGCATGGGGCAATGAAAGCGGTTCTGCCTGGAACGGCAGCACTGATTCCGGTTGGCTGGAGGCTTTGGCAGCAGCAAAGTCAGAGGGTGTAAACTTGACGGAATCCGATAGAAAGACAGTGGCCCAGTATATGCGAAATAGCAAAGCCTACCAACAGGGTACTGCATGGCTGAAGGCAGGGGAAGAGAATATGAGAAGATACCTTAACGACGTGATAGCCTCGGCAGACACGCCGGCAGCGGCAAAGAAATGGGCGAGAAAGTTCGTGAATGAAGATGGCACTTGGAAGGCTGGTGTGGCCCATAGCTATAACGACATCTTCAACAAGCGAGAAGATGATTACCCTGGTACCTACTGGAAGACACCACAATGGATTTTGGACGAAGTGAATGCTCCCACACCAAAAGAACCTGTAGTAGAAACTGTGCCTGATCCATTGACAGGCATCAGATACTATATCAAGGACGGCAAGAACTACACGCTGATAGGCAACCCTGACGAATACAACCAATGGGTGTTAAGCCATGCAGACTACACATCGCCTTACCAGTTCAGAACACCAACAGAAGACGGTGTGAGATACACAGACTATTTTGTTGAGGCACCTGGTGCGCCAGCTGAAAAGATACCATATCCTGGCTACAGCCCATGGCCGGGAATAGCCTCGGCGGGAATTGCGTTGGCTGAAGCATGGAACCGTCCAGATTATGAGAAAGCGATGTTGCTAGACACCTACAGACCCGAGCCTGTAGACTATGTTCCGATAGGTCACTATCTTGCCTACGACCCAATGGATATAGACTATATGACCAATGTGCTGAGAGGTCAGAGCGCAGGCACTAGGGCTGCAATAAACAACAGGATAAGTCCATCTGTTGGTGCGGAGCAGTTGGCGGCGGATTACAACGCAGCCTTGGCTCTTGGCAACGCATACGAACAGGCCCTTCAGTACAACCAAAAGGAACGGCAGGCTGTGGCAGAATTTAATAGAGGAACAGACCAATTCAATGCTGGAGCAGCCAACCAAGCAGAACAGACGAATTTCGGTCTTAATGGTTTGAACTGGGAGCGTACAAAGGCCTACGCAGATGCAAGGGATGCAGCATCGTCTATTGCAAGCCAAGCCAACAGTGCGGCTGTTACGAGTGCTATGCAGAACCTCAACGAGGCCTATAAGGACTGGTACAATACACAGGGCCTTGGATGGCTTGTGCAGAACAACGTGTATCCTGGAGTAGAATACAGAAAGAAAAAAGCATAGGAGGATAGAATATGCGATGGGATGAAATGAGTATGTCGCAGAAGAGCGAGGCCATAGGGCTTATGGTGCGTAACGGTGTCACTGATATTGGCACTATGAAACAGATGTGGGATGACATGGACGGACGGAAGAAGAAGAAACCATCATACGCTGAGTGGGTGAAAGGTGTCAATCCTTTGTTTGTGGGCCCCGACTACAACCTTAAAGCAGCGTATGATGAACTGCCTTTTGAGACAATGGAAGCGTGGAGGAGAGATCCGAATGCAAACCATTTGCCAGACACATATAAGTTGCCGTCCCATCCCACGTTCAGTTTAGAGAGCAAAGACCCTGTGACCGGCATGAAAGGTGGTGCGTGGTTGGGTGATAGATTCTATCCGTCGCAAGCAAACAGATTGTTCAATCCCGATATCTATCCACATTCAGGTGCATATATGGAATTGCCTTATGGGTATATGGTGCCAGAGACTATACAATTGCCAAAGCCAAAGTTGAGTTTTGCAGAAGGAGGATTTACTTCTCCATCATATCCACCTTTTAATAATACTCCTCAGAGGACTGATATATATGATAATGAAAAAAGAGCTAGGGGTAAATGGCATGTAGAGAATGCGAAAGGAAATCCCAGTAGTGTGATTACAAAGGCATTTAATGAAGCAAAGTCTAAGGGTTTTAATGATAATCAAGCATATGAATATGTTTTTGATGTTGCAAGTAGCAAAGGGTGGGCAAAAGAAGGGTCTGTAATACAAGAAAGAACTATACCTTATAAGGCTACTATTAATAATATTCAGGATAATACTTATGTTGCTAAAAGACCACAAATAGTACCCATACAACCTAAATTTGTAGATTATGATAAACATCAAGAAGAGGATTTAAGGTATAAAGCAGAAGAACAGGAAAAAGAATTACAGGCCAGGAAAGATATTGCTACAGCAGCTAGTTTAGCTGGGGCTGCAATGGCTGATAAAAATCCTATACTGGGTGCCATGATGCAAATACCAGATATTTATATGGACTGGCGTTATGGTAAATATCCAACAACTGAAACAGCATTTAATGCTTTTTTAGAGGCAATGGCTATTGCTGATAATAGTGTTATAGGTGATAAGGTAGAAAATGTATTATTTAAAGTACCGAAATTCGGTAAATATCTTGGAGGTGGTTATCATTTATTTAGAGGATTAAATGATTATGGTATTCCTGTAGGAGTAACAAATGATGCAATTGACCTCCTCACAGGAAAATCAGGAATAGAACATATTGGAGTTATGTTAGAAGATAGTGATGAAGTGGCTGCAAATATGTTAAGAACTAATATTGCCAAATCAAATATTAGCTTTGCGGAGGGTGGTAGTATCGATGACCCTCCTGATAAGAAGCCAGTAATACCCGTTGGAGGATATATGCCTGACTATTATCCAAGTCAGCAAGAGTGGTTAAGAAACTGGTTTAGAAACAGAGAAGAGCAGGTAAATGACAACTTCAATGGCATAGCATTAGGCGTAAATGGATTTGACACGAGCAGAAGTATTCCTGTCCAATATGTGGAAATGGCCATTGACGGAAGTATGAAAGTACCTGTGAAATACCAGAGCATTTTCAATGACCCGAACAATCCTACAAGCGCATACAACAGAGATACGGGGCAGATATTTATTGACCCAAATATGCAGGACATTGAGAGCACGCTCCTCCATGAAAGAACCCACGCATTAAATCACCAATTACCACAACGGGTAGTAGGCCAGCAAGGTTATGAAATGTCGCCAATAGAGAGCAAAGTCCGTGATGTCATGATGCCTTGGTATAAGGAAAATAAGCAGGATTTGGACGAGTATTGGGATGACCCTGTAGAGATATATGCCAGGATGATGCAGATGCGTTACAGGCTAAATTTAGACCCAACGAAGAAAGTAACCAAAGATGATTTGAAGAAGTGGAGAAAAGACGGGTTACTGAGACAATACGAAATGGGTGTTTATGATGATGATACCTTGCTCCAATTGTTCAATGAGGTAGCAGATAACAGGCAACTACAAAATAATCAACAAAATACGTATGTAATACCTACAGACATAGGCCTTGGATACGTTTAAAAAGCGAAAATATGAAGAGAAAAGTGTCATTTTGCAGACGTAGATTTGGTGGATGAATAAAAAAAATTGAAATTTGAGGCATTGATTATAAACTATATGCGAAAAAAAATAAAAAAAATTCGCACAAATTGGTCGACATATCGATTTTTCTTTGTATCTTTGCATCGTCTTTGAAAGAGTTTTTTTAAGGATTAAATTAGTTAGGTGACTGTGTAGCTCAGATATGTAGAGCGGCGGTGATTAAACCACAGGTCAATGGTGCAAATCCATTCGCAGTCGCAAAGCCAAAAGAAAGGCAAACACTATGGAGGTTTTCTGGGGAGTTAACTTCAAGGATGTTAAAGAATAATGGTTAGGCTACCATAAAAGGCCAAGCACCCTTGCATAACTCCCCCGGAGCAATCCGATGCAGGGGTTTTCTTTTTTTTTGCTTTATCATACGCGAGACCAGTTAAAGTTTCCCACCATAACGTATGATTAAGGCTATGGGGAAGTGCAAAAGCCGATGGTGAAGGGAAAGCGAAAGTTGGCAACACACCAGCACAAGGGATTACCCTGAAATAGTTGCCTGCAAGTGCCTAGTAATCGAGGTAACTGCCGAAGTGAGTGTCCGAAGTCTGACGGGGTCAGCAGAAAGATAGTCACAGAGTTTCGAAGTTGTGATGAGAATCATGACTAAAGGGAAACTCTGTTCGGAACCGAGCATTCAAGGGTTGCAGTAAAAATTAAAATATAAGAGATTAGAATAATAATAACATATAGTTAGAAATATGACTGACAGAGAAATTGCAAACTGGGCGGTGAGTAGAGTAGAAGAGATAGTACCGATAAAAGACAAGGATGCACGACAAATCGCTTATTATGCAGCGTTGTTTGCTGCAAACAAGGCTGTAAATGAAGAAATAAAAACACAAATTAGAAAAGATTTTGGGTTATGAAATACAGAATCGTTGAAACAGGTGCAGGGTTTGTTATTCAAATCAAATTGCTTTTCTGGTGGACAGATTTTTCATACAGACAATTATATTATGCTGGTCGCTATTTAGGATGGGAATTTGGCCCACTAAAAACTGATTGTTGGAAATCAAAGGATGATGCAGTAAAGCAATTAAATTTCATACGGCAATATCCGATAGAGTATAAAGGTCATACTATTCATGCTACAAATCGATATAATGATCCTATATTTTATGAGATAGCATCCTTTTTTTCTGAACGTACTATTAAATTAGTTTCAAAAAATATAGGTCAGTTGTGCGAAGCGATTGACAAAGAAGAAGAGGAAAAACTTAAGATTATAAGAATGTCAAGAATACTCAGAATATACGATGAAAAAGGAAATCAAAAGAACAGACAAAGATATTAATGATCTGTATGATAAATGCTCAAAACTTGAAGAAGAATGTGCTGACGAATATGCAGCAGCAATAAAAGCAACAATAGACTGGCTGTATGGAGGAACCAATCCAATAGAATAAATATGAAAAGTAATATTGACATAACGGGGAATGCCCAGTGGCTTTGGACAAATTATTGTGATGATACCAATCTTGATTTTGGAATAATAACTGCCAAAGCGTATGTTATACCCAGTGGTGATCAATACATAGCAAGATGTTCTATTACTTTAATGCCAGATTATCCTGTAGGTTATGTAACGGATGGGGAGAATTATGAAAAAAGTATAGAGCCAATCGAACTAGCTTCATCAGGTAAAATGTTGTTTGAAACACGAGTAGAAGCCGAACAAGAATGCCGTAAATGGTTTAATGAACATGTCGTGTTAGCTATGGTTAAGGCATTAAGTTTTATACTTGAACAGAAAGATTTCAAATTGTTTTTAAACGCAAGAGATCTAGAAAAATTAGCAAAAGAAGATTGAATTAATACATGAAAGAGATAACTATATACGAGTGTATTGATGGGGCCCGCTTTGATAAAAAGGCGGATGCAGAACGTTATGAAGAAATCTACGGACGGGTAGAGCTTATCCTTGACAAAATGTTAGGTATAAAGATACAAGACAGGGTTGCCGTTGGGAAACTGGATCCACAGGAAGTCAGCGCTGCTTTGGCTGAGTTTATGAAAGTATGCGCCGAGGCAATACCTAGTTTCAAATTTTGCTTTGAGAAAATTGATATGAGTAAACTTTGGGTACATAGTTTATACAAAACTCTTGCAGATTATGCTTCTGACTGGCCTGTGTTGTGGAATGCGTATTACAGGTTCCTGTGCATAAATCCAAACACATTTAATGATGAGTATTCGCTGACTTCTACTACTACATGTACAAAATAAAATTATCATGAATACGCCAGACTTCATATTAGTTTTTCCCGGGTATTTTGAACTCAATATGATGTTCAGATACATTCTTTTTGAAAGAAACAATAAGCCTATTGTTAAGGAGTTTCCAGTGCAAACAAAATCGTTAAACACGATGGTACTAGCGGCAATCCTGGATTGTGTTTATAGATTACATGAAAGAATTGATTTAGAAATTAAGACAAAATCCAACTATATCAAAAAGCTGTTCGATGAAAAGGATTATGATTTATGCAAAAAGGAAATAGACAAGAAATACTTTTTCAACATTTTGTATGAAATCTCATGGAAAAATCTCCATGTAGATGTGAAGATGCTAAACAAGAAAGCATATGTCAGTCCGAATGGGATTATAGTTGAAAATCTTAACATTCCTGAGTGGAACGACAGTATAGAAAGGACAGATATAAAATTTCAATATAATGTTTAAAGATTAAACTATGGTAAATTTAGACACAGAAAAACTGAACCGTTGGGCGAAAGAAATCCACGATAACGCCACCACCCACGGGTGGCACGAAGAAAAGCACTCACCGGAACACGGGCTTGCTCTTGTCATGTGTGAGGTAGCCGAAGCTATTGAAGCTGACAGAAAAGGGAAATACTATATCTTCAAAGAGCCAGAACCGCCTGTAAAAGTCAGCAAACATTTCTTTCACTTTTGGTATGAAAATAATGTGAAAGGAACTGTTGATGAAGAATTTGCCGACATAGTGATACGTCTGCTTGACATGGCCGAAGAAGCCAATTGTCGTATTCTTGATTTTGAATGTTTCGGGTTTAATGAAAAAAATTTTACTGAGCAAGCGTGGTGTTTTGTCACACATCTTTTGGGTGTTTCTGTTTTCGATATTAGTGCGTCAATATCATTCATGTATACTTGGGCAGAACACCTCGGCATCAACCTCGACCAACACATCGAGTGGAAGATGAGATACAACAAGTACCGTCCGTACAAGCACGGAGGAAAGAAATATTAGAACGATAATTTTTTTAAAATAAAAGAATATGAGTAAAGAGTCTGAAAGTTATGAAACGATTTCAATTGACAATGTGAATCATCCTAGTCATTATACCTCGCATCCATCAGGTGTTGAATGCATTGAAATCACGCGCCATTATTGTTTTACCATAGGGTCTGCCATCAAATATTTATGGAGGGCTGGGCTGAAAAAGGAAGAGGGTCTAACAAACAGAGAGAAAGAGATTGAGGATTTGGAGAAAGCAGTATGGTATATCAAAGATAGAATCAAACAGTTAAAAAAAGAGAACAATGGATAAGGAATTAAAGCGTGAAATACTATTCCGAGGATGGAATAAAAAAAACAAGTGCTGGCTCTATGGATATTATCTAAAGAACCGAGGTGTGCATTTTGTATGTGCGGATGAATTTGCTATAGGTAAGACTTGGGAAGACTATGAAGTAGAACCTGAAACGGTAGGTCAGTATACGGGACAGACTGCCTGTAAGAGGAAAATGGATGGAACACTTCAGCGAGGAGTAAAGATATTTGAAGACGACGTTCTCGCTGACCAAGAGGATAAAATACTTGGCACCGTAAAGTTTGATCAAACAATGGGTCTTGGTTGGATAATAGATAAAGAGGGCAAGCAACAAGCATTATATGATTACACGGATCGAAATGACTCGAAAGAGGCTGTGATAATATGTACAAAGTTTGACCATTTGGAATTGAAAAACATGGTTAAAAAATTATAAATATCCTAGAAAAGTAGAATATTTTATTACAAAAACCAAACAAGTCGATTTTTATTTGTATTTTTGCAAACGGAAAAGTGGGAAGGGAAGATTATTATATCGGTGGTTCGAGTCCACCACCCACACAAACATAGTCGTTTATGGCTGACGAGAAATATGATAGAATATTGGTAGAATGCTGCGCTTGCTGTCTATGTCTAGAGAACCCACAGCAAATAGAGTTGGACGGTAAGACGATGAACATATGTCCTTATTGTGGCAGTTCGGAGACTGAGCATCTAACAATAGCCAACTGGGATTTGAAATTCCAGAGGAAGTATGGACTTGGGAAATACATTAATCTACCGAAAGGGATGAAGTGGAGAGAGATTATGACCCATGTGAATGATGAGACGAGAGAGGAAGAGAATATTAGACGGTATATTCGGAACAAAGAATCAGAAAAGCTAACGTTGAAACAACAATTAAAATAGGAGATAATTATGGAGAAACAGCAAGAAAAAGCAAATCTATCTGACAAGGAGATGATAAAAAGAATGCGGATTCAGATGCAAGACCTTTTTCAGGAAAATCAACGGCTTAAGACTTTATTGAGTATTGACAGCAGGATCAAGTTGCTGTTGAGCATAGAGGAAAGCCATTGTATTTTTGATGAGGAATTCCTGAGGTTGGTGAGAAACGAAATCATGTATCTCGTTAATGGCTATGACCCACAAGGATTGTATAAGGAAGATAATCGAGGACAGGTTAACGATTCGGACTCTAAGCAGTAGGTCATGAAAGTTCGGCAGATAAGGTGTGAAGACATGTTCCAGTTCTATCGATACTGGCTTGAAATCATCTGTCTCAAAGTCAACAAGGATAAAGGAGACGACATAGATTTTCCAAGTGGTCGTCAACACCATATCCTTACGAGTAGGCAGATGGACGTTCTTGCCATGATGATGAAGAACAGGCATGAGCTCTCTGTCACCAAAAATCTGAAAGATGACGACATATTAGACCAGCTATCCACTAACGAAAGTGGTCGTTATAAGATACGTATAGCCCTAGGAATAACCTCACAGCGTATGTATGAGTTACTACGTGATATGGAGGAGAATCCGGAACACGTATTAAAACGAAACAATTTTGATAATGGGAAGCTGGATTTCTATAGCATCAATCCAAAATTCAGACCGATGATAGCTCCTAAGAATCCACGTAATGTAATTTCTGAAATGGCAGTACAATTCTTATGCGGTACAGAGGAAAAATAACTTTGCCGTTGGATTTAGTAAATGAGCTGGCAGAAAAGTATGGTTGTAAACCGGACCTGATCCATATGATGTATAGAAATCTTATGGCTTGTATAAAGCGGCAGATGGTATTCAATGTAAAATATCTGTTGCCCAAGGGAGAGAAACCCAAAGACCTAATAATCCCACACATCTGCAATATATATGTAAATGTAAAATTTCAAAAGTTCACACAAAATGCAAAGAAGAAAAGAATACAAAAAAATCGTACCAACGTACAATCAAATAGTAACGACAGCCTATAAGTACGAAGAAGACCAGACGGCTGTTCCTGGCGTAGTAGATATTACAAAAAAGAAAGGAGATTATAGCCATCAGCAACAGGTAGTTTCTGTTGGCCCCACAGTTCGATTTGTGAAACCAGGTGACTGGATTGAAATTGATTTCTCAAATGGTCGATACATTGAATATTCGGAAGCCTATTTGAGAAAGAATCAGTCACTGGCTGGTCTAGACCCGTTAGCTCGGGCCTCTCATTTGAATACTCCAGGGATAAGCATTCGCTATCCTGTGGTCAATGAAAATGGTGAAGAAAGGTTTCTTATCTTTGACAATGATGTTTTGTTTGGCTTTGAACCCATAGAAAAATGATAGTTTTTTTGGGGTCATGTTGTGAAACGTGGCCCTTTTTTAAAATGGTTTATTATGAAACTACTGACATACGAAGATTATGAGGTCAAGATAGCACCTGAAGCTTTGAGTCTTTCAGTTTTTCGTGACATCTGGGAACGTGATAAGAATAAAGATAAACGTATGGCCCGGATGGAAATATCGTACATATATCTAATGGAAGACCCAAGGAGTGACTACCTGGCCATTACGGACCTCAAGCAACGCTCATCTGAAATAATCAAAGATGAGGGTTTGCCAAAAGGATGGAAGCCGGATGAAAAGATAAGAGCAGCTCAGGACTTTTACAAAGAGAAATTGCCGGTGCAGGCAAAATGGCTGGCCTCAGAGCAGGTTTATATCAACAAACTGGAAGAGCTTATGCTGAATATTAATCCAGGAGCTACCAACAAGGAAGGCCGTTTCATCAATCCACTGAATCAGTCCACCCAGCTGATAGAGACATACAACAAAGCCATCAAACAATATACGGAAACAGAGAAAACCATTTTTGCCGACCTGCAGCACGAAGAAAAGATACGAGGAACACAAGAAAAGGGAATGTTCGAGAATTTGGATGATGTATAATGGACCTTACAGCATTACAATTAAACAAGTATCAGACAAAATACACTAACGAACTACTACAAAAACTACCCGAAATTGTAGTTCAATGGCTCGATGATGCCATAACGAACCATGTCTTTATCCAGCGGCTCATTTCAAAAGACAGACCATTGGCTAAAGACTGTGAGAAAGACGAAAAAGGAAGAGCAATATTAGATCTTACCAATCCGTATATCCTCACCGATGTAAGTTATTTCACGCAGACAGCGGACTTTTTTCGTAACAACAAATGCTATACCTTCATTAAAAGGAACCCAAATCCCAATTCAGAATATAGACGATTCTGGCGGCAAGAGATAAGGCGGTGTTGGGACGGAATGGTAAGACCTGAAGATGGTGCCTATGTGACAGGTCTTGAATACTTCTACCTGAACTTTTACCGGATGCTAGTCTCAAAGACAACAGAAGGTTCAAAGAGGGCAAGACGTATATATGACTTTCCAAGTTTTTTTGAACTGGCACATTACCGCTACCGGTATTTGGAATATGCATTGGAAGCAGGTCTTAATGCGATAGAACTATCAAAACGTGGTAGCGGAAAAAGTTACTCTATAGCATCTATTCTGGCTCACAATCTTATATTAGGCATAGATGCCGAACAGAGAAAGGGGACGGTGGGAGGATTCATTGCTTCTGATAAGACCTATCTTGACACAAAGAAAGATGGAACGTTGAAGAAATTCGTGGATGAACTGGCGTTCCTGCGTAAGAATACTGAGTTTCCCCGACTGATGACCAGCCAGAGCGGTAATGAAATGGCTTGGAAGAAAGGTTACAAGGATACTGGTGGTGGTGAAGACGGAGAGAGCAATATTGTATTCGGGACAAGTGTGGCCAACGAATCAGACAAGCTTCGAGGCAAGCGAGGCTGGTTCATGTATGAGGAAATGGGTAACTTCCCGAATCTTTATGAGACCTACAATGCCAATCTACGTGGTGCTTCGGAAGGTGACTACAGTATCGGATTAATCTATCTTATCGGTACTGCCAACAATAAGGAGAGCAACTTTGAAAGTGCCAAGACCTTACTTTATAAACCCAAAGAACATTCCATATATAGTCTTCCCAATGTCTATGATGAGCAGAACAAAGGTCGTGATGAATTTGGCTTATTCACACCAGCTTTTTTGAATCGTCTGGGCTGTTATAATAAAGACGGTATCAGTGATGTCACAAAGGCATTGCTTCAAATTATGCTGGCCCGTTACAAGGCTTATGAATCTGGAGAAGCATTCGCCCTGTTGCATGCAATCGCAGAAGACCCTATAGACCCTGCAGAAGCCATGATTCAAAGCCGTAAGGCATACTTCCCCACGACGGCTTTGAACGAACGACTGACGTGGCTTAACACCCACCCTGAGGAACTGAACCGTCATTTGGTAGGAGAACTTGTTATGAAAGATGATGGAGAAGTGGTTTTTAAGCCAACCCATGATATACCACTACGCCATTGGAATAGGAGCAAGGAGAATAAGAGTGATGAAAATATCGAGGGAGCATTAGAGATATTTGAAATGCCACAGAAATCACCACGTACTGGTAAGATAATTGAAGATAGGTATATAATTGGCGTGGATCCTGTGGACCAGGAAGAGGGAGTAAGTGCATCATTGTTTAGTGTGTTGGTATTCGACCGCATGACAAACACTATTGTAGCAGAATATACTGGACGTAAGGAATTTTCTGATCAGAACTATGAAATTGTTAGACTGCTTTGCTATTACTATAATGCCAGATGTCTCTATGAGAACAATATCCACGGAATGTATAACTATTTCAAACAATATAACTGTACCTATTTGCTGTATGACTGTCCGGAATGGTTGAAACAACAGGACAAAGTACATTATAATGGTGTCGGTGTCACCGTTAAGGGAGTACGAAGGACCAAACCCATCATCGATGTGCAGATAAAGCTGATTCATGACTGGCTTCTCACACCCCAAGACATATCTGTCGTAGATGATAATGGCAATATTCAGGTTGTAAATAAACCATTGTTATATACTATAGACAGTCCTGCATTGCTGGAAGAGTTAATAGGCTATTATGACAAGGCAAATGTAGATAGAATAAGTGCGTTAGGCATGGTGATGATAGCTCGGGAACAATATATGGAAATGGGTGAAGACAAGATAAATGACGGGCAAGACCTTATGGCAGATAAAAACTATCTTGGAAACAGTAAGTTTTTCACGAACCTGTATGACAAACGTAGGTCTGTAACCTATGGAGGTGTTTTTCCCAGAGATACCAATTAAAGGCTCAGCCTTTTAACGGAGCCATGACATACATTTTCTTTCTATTTTTGCAATAGAAAAAAAATAGAAGATGTCAGAAGATAATAAAATAAAGGAATTCCCACCACAGCGCATACCTAATTCGAAGAAAACAAAGAAATGGCGTGAAGACTGCATCCGGTATGCAGAGAACGTTAGTGTTTTGTCGAATTCATCAGTCAGGATGAATAAGATCAATATCCGACGTAACTACCGACTTTTTGGCGGTAAGCTAGATATGCGTGATGTGGAACAAATCCTAAACCCCGAAGGAATAGACTACGGTGTTGAGACGAAAAAGATACAACATTATCCTATTCTTAATTCCAAGATTGACATATTACTTGGAGAAGAGCGCAATAGTATAATTGAGGACAGGGTTGTCATAAGTAATCCATCTGCCATATCCGAGATAGAGGAAGCAAAGATACAAGAAATCAAGAACAGACTGCAGGCAGATATTGTCGATGAAACTATGAGCGAAGAGGAACGCCAAATGCGGTTGCAGGAGTTTGATTTAACATTCAATTATGACTATCAAGACCTTAAGGAAAAGAATCTCAACGAATTGTTGAACCATTATAAGACAGAATATAATTTTCCTGCCATGTTTAACGAGGGATACATGGATGCCCTTGTAGCCAAGACAGAATGCTATTATTGCTATATAGAATGTGGTGAACCAAAAGTAGAAAGAGTCAATCTACAAGAACTATCTTTTTGGGGGAGTAAGAGTAATCGAATCGAAGATTATCCTTATGTTGTTCGCGAAAGATATATGTCGGCTAATAACATTTTAGATATATGGGGAGACCAAATGAGCGATGCCGATTACAGAAAATTCGATAGACTTATTCGAGGAGAGTTTGAAGGGAATAATCTTTATGTCAGTGAAGACTATTATCATTTCCGTTATGGAGATAATCCGACCTTTGTGGACTCCCAGGGTTATTTTAAATTTGATGATGATACAGACATAAGCGAGCTACCTTATGATATAGGGAGCGGCATCAGGGTTTTGGAAGTCTTTTGGAAATCGATGTCTCAAGTATTAGCGGTACATTACTTTGATGAAGACGGAAATAAGCAGGTGAAGTTTAGAACTCCTGGTTATATACCGGATGAAGACGCGGGAGAGACAGTAAAAAAGTATTGGAAAAACGAAGCATGGCATGGTGTGATGATTGGAGCCGGCAAGGATGCCATCTTTGTTGACGTAGGGCCTTGCCAGGTTCAATATAACAGATTGGGAAATCCTTCAAAGTGTCACTTTGGTTTTGTCGGCACTATCTATAACAATAACGACTACGAAGGAATGAGTGCAGTAGACAAGCTAAAGCCATTGTCATATCAATATGATGTAGTGATGGCAAAGCTAAATGAGCTTATTGCACGCAACTACGGCAAATTGACAGTGATGGATTTCGCCAGAGTACCGGCAGGATGGGAGCCTGAAAAATGGGCTTACTTCTTAAAGCTCGGTATATTCGCCATAGATTCTATGAAAGAAGGAGCCATAGGTGCTGCTAAAGGTAAACTGGCAGGCGGTGTTGCCAACACACCTTTGACTGCAGATGGAGAGTTAGGTTCGAGCATCCTCAATTATGTTCAACTTTTAATGAACATAGACGCGAGTATGGAAAAGATGTTGGGCCTAACGCCTCAGCGAATGGGTTCTGTAAAAAATAGAGAGACTGTAGGAGGTGTCGAAAGAGCCGTGGCTCAGAGTAGTAATGTTACTTATTCCATGAGTTCAAAACATGATGATTTAAAGATTCGTGTTGAATGGGTGTTTCTAGAAACGGCGAAGATTGCGATGAGAGGAAAAACGAAAAAATTCCCCTATATTCTTTCTGATGGTTCAATCAGACATGTCATGTTGGATGGAAACGAAGTATCTGAACTTGATTTTGGCATGGTGCTGATGAATGGTTATGACGTTCAATCGATGCAACAGAGCATTGACCTTTTGGCACAAGCAAAGATGCAGAACAACCTACTATCTGCTAGTGCTTATATGGAACTAAAGCGTATGACATCCATTTCCGAAAAGATAAAATTGTTGAAACGAGAAGAGGCTAGAATGCGTCAGGAAGCCCAACAGGCCCAGCAGCAGCAATTGCAGACACAGCAGATGGAAATTCAGATGAAGATGCAGCTTGAACAGCTAAAGTTGAGATTAGAAGAGCAAAACAATATCAGAGACAACGAGACAAAGATATTGGTTGCTCAGATTACTGCACAAAATTCAATCGAATTGCAGTCATCGCAAACGCAGGCAAATGGAGACAACTCTATAGAGAACGAGAAGTTAAGGAATGAAATGGAGAAATTCAATCAGGAAATGGAGTTAGAGAAAGAAAAGTTAGCATCACAAGAGAGGATGAATAGAGACAATAACGAGGTAAAAAAACAAATTGCACGAATGAAACCACATAAAACAAGCCAAAAGTAACAACGTATGGATAAGAATTTCATATCATTGAAGAGTGTAGCAGCAGACGTTTATAGTAAAGAGAAGATGCGCGACATGCCATTTGAAATGTTGATAAGCCTTACACTAGAACTTATGCAGATAACTGGTTGTCCGCTTCTATTTCTTGACAAGGAAGAAGTGTTGGAAGTACATGAACACCGAGTAGAGTTGCCATGTAATTTTTATGAACTTCGACAAATCAAGCTTGAAAGGTTATGCCATGGTGATAGAATGGCTAGTCCAATGAGGGTAATAGAGCAAACCCATACAACAGAATATGAAAAAGGAAATAATAAGGAAGCCGTTACTGTCACACGAAGGATAGGTTTCCAGGAAGTCGCTATCGTACCTCAGCATCGCCGTCCTGATAGTCCTATGTTCAAAGAGTCCACATCTACATTTGTTGATGCCAACTTTCATCCTGGTGCCGACTTGACATATAAAGTACAAGGTAATATCATCATAACCTCCATACCGGAAGGTTTTATTCGTATTGCCTTTCGTGAAATAGCATCTGACGAAGATGGTTTTCCCATGATAGTGAATGATGCTTCTTTTCTGAGGGCGTTGAAGTCTTATATCAAATACAAATGGTATACAGATCTGTTAGACGAAGGCAAGCTCGGACAAGATGCCCATTACATATATGAAAAGGCAGAACAAGATTATTATGCCAACATATCCCAGGCAGAAAAATCATTGCTTAACATTACGCCGGAGAAGATGCGGAATATTGCAAATATTTTGACAGACATGATGCCACGCAAGTATGAACATGCCTCCGGGTATAATGATCTGAACAAGGAACATTCGCTCCGGGTACATTAGAAGTTTTTCATTTCTGTTTATATTCTGTTTACAAAGTAAGGCAACTGATTGAAATTCAGTTGCCTTTGTACCCT